AAGAAATAAAGTTTCATGGTTTCATAAAGACGAAAACAAAGATTTAGATAAAATATTAAATAGAATTGTAGATGTGTTATTTAATGTTAGTAAAGATTTTTATAATCAAAAATTAAATAATGTTGAGCCAATTCAATTTACTCATTATAAATTTTTAAATTACTATAGTTATCATATAGATTCTAACCCATTACCAGACACACCTAATAGAGTAATATCAGCAACTATTGAACTTACTAATCCTAAAGATTATATTGGTGGCGGATTGCAATTTAAAAATCATGCTTTTCCAAGACCTAAATTAAATTCAGGAACTATGATTGTTTTCCCATCATTAATGATTCATAAAGCGTTACCTATTTATTTTGGAATTAGAAATTCTCTAGTATTATGGGCTGGTTTAGAGGATAAAAATGAATCAACCTAATCCATTTGTAGATTTTATTAAAACTTATAAGAAAGAGCCAACTCTTTTTTGTGAAAATGTTTTAGGTATTTCACCAGATAAATGGCAATCTGAACTAATGGAAGCTATTGTTTCTGGCGAAAGAAAAGTATCTGTTCGTTCTGCTCACGGTGTTGGTAAATCTTCTGTTGCAAGTTGGATATTAATACATACTTTACTTACACACCTTGATTGTAAACTTATTGTAACTGCTCCAACAAGTGGTCAGTTGTTTGATGCTTTGTTTGCCGAACTAAAGAAATGGATTGGTGAAATGCCACAACCATTACAAGACTTAGTTGATGTAAAAAGTGATAGAATAGTTTTAAAATCAAGAAGTGCTGAAGCATTTATATCTGCTAGAACCTCAAGAAAAGAACAACCTGAAGCGTTAGCTGGTGTTCATAGTCAAGGTAAAGTTATCTTGCTTTGTGATGAAGCATCAGGAATTCCTGAAGAAGTGTTTGAATCAGCGGCCGGCTCTATGTCAGGACATAATGTTCACACAATTTTATTAGGAAACCCAACAAGAAATTCTGGTCTATTTTATGATACGCACCATAAATTAAAAGGTGCGTGGAAAACTTTTCATATATCTGCTTTTGATAGTGATAGAGTGTCAGATGAATTTGTTGAAGAAATGGCTATGCGTTATGGCGAAGAAAGTTCAGCATATAAAGTTAGAGTATTAGGCGAATTTGCAGAGGAAACAGATGATACTATTATACCTTTAGAGTTAGTTGACTCAGCTATACAAAGAGAAATACCTAATGACCATGGTATATCTGATACAATATGGGCGTTAGATGTAGCAAGGCATGGCGCAGATAGTTCAGTTCTTGTTAAAAAACAAGGCAACATTATAACAGATATAAAAACATGGAAGCGTTTAGATTTAATGGAGTTAAGTGGTAGAGTTCAAGCTGAATTTGATACTACAGAGCCAGAAAATAGACCTATGGAAGTTTATATAGATGTTATAGGCATGGGTTATGGTGTTTTAGATAGTCTTAATGCTATTGGAAGATTAAACGCTGTAGGAATTAATGTAGCAGAAAGCCCTAGTCAGAAAGAAACATATATGAATTTGCGAAGTGAATTATGGTTTAAGTTTAAGTCATTTTTAGAAAGTAAAATGTGCAAATTACCTGCTAATGAATACATGATTGCTGATTTAATTAGTGTTAAATATAAATTTACTGCTGGTGGTAAAATACAAGTCGAGTCAAAAGACCAAATCAAGAAAAGAATTGGTCGTTCACCAGATGTTGCCGATGCTTTAGTTCTATTAATGGCAGGTGATGCTATAGCTTCTCGTTCAGGTTCATACGCAAGAGATTGGAAACAACCTTTGGTTAGAGATATTAAGGGTGTTGTTTAATTGTTTCTTAGTTTACAATAATCACTACATATAGAAAAAACTTTTATTTTCCTTAGCCAAGCAGATAGTTATTTCAACTTTCCTTTCCTTCCACTCGTAAGACTTGGCTAAGTTTTTCTTACCCATAAAAAAACAAGAGCAGTAATTAAACTGCCCTTGTTCGTCAACATTTATTAAAAAGGTGTAAATATTATGAATTTACTCTAACAATCTACTTGTTTGGAACATAAGTGTCAACTAAGTTAGTTAATATATTCTTTAGTATATTAACAAAAATAATTAGCGATTGTGTAGCTGGAACATTCTTAATCATACTTACTAAAAATGTTTCAGAAGTGTAAGCCATAAAAAATAATTCTTGCTCATCACCCATACTTCTATACTTAGTTCCTAGCTTCGCTAAATCTTTTTCAATTTGCTTTTGTAGTTCTTTTTGTTTCATTACATTACCTCTTGATTGATTGCTAAACTTTTTTCATATTCTGCTGAGTCAGTTAGTATTTTATTAACTGTTTGATGCGTAATTTCTGCTTCTTCATACATAGAATAAGCGGCCGTAACTGATTGCGCTATAACTCTTAAAGATTTACCCTCACTAGCTAATTTTTTTATTAAAGCAACTGCATCATCTAGCCATACGCATTTAATAAAATCTGCGTCTTTGCCTTTGCCCTCTTTTCTATAGCCATACGGAACTTTACCACCCATACCATTCTTTACTGCTGGAAAGTCGTGATAAGCAAATTGCCTTTTTCTTTTTGTTCCAGTTCTGCAATTCTCTTTGACTCGTCTAGCATATTCTTTAGCAAAAACGGCGTGTAGTGATGCTTCAAGACCAACTTTACTTTTAGCTATGTTGCCTGTGTTTGGCACAATAACATTAACGCCTTTAACCTTACAGTCATAAATAAAGTTTTCAAAGATTCTATTATCCCTTGCGAGTCTATCAATGTTAGATGCAAAAATATAATCCCCTTCTTTTAGCTGTAATAATTCTTTGCCAAACTTTCTATCTTTAAATTCTAATAGACCTGATATACCTGAATCATCAATGATTTCTGGTTGTGTATGCGGACTAATATCTTTTGACTCTTTCATCTTGTTAATCTCAAGAGTGTTTACTTCTTTCTGATTGTTTGCTGATTGATTATCTATCTGCGTTTCAGATGATAGTCTTATATAACTAATTACTCTCATTGTTATCTCCTTCTGCTTCTAATTCTAATTTTTCTAACTCTTTGTTTTCTAAATCATCATCTTTTTTTAATCTAACTAAATCAACTTTAAAGTTATTAACACCAGTCGGCATTAAATAATTATCTTTTAAAATTAATCTTGCGTTTCTAAATTTATCATAATTTACATGGTGGTGCCAACGACCATACTTAAATGAATTTACAGCCACATCAGGGTGCATATCAACTAACATTTGACTCTTGTTTTTAGTTCCTTCGCCGTCGTAAAATTCTTGACTGTTACCACCTCTAAGTGTCTGCGTTCCTAATTTACCTTGTAGAAAAAAATTAAACTGAACGGTGCACCAGCCATCTTTTAACATTCGTAAAGATAAATCTGTATCTTCGTTATATCTTCCTCGCCAACGGTAACCCGTATCATTCCTTATTAATAAACAACTATATATTCTTGTGTTTAATTTATAAGCTGGTCGTTTTTGCCCTCTAGGAACAAAGAAAGTATATTGCAACCCTGCTTGTGCTAAGTTCTTGTATCTTAAAACAAATTCTTCACAAGCGTAAAACATATTCCCACTTGTGCAAATAACTTTCTTACCATTATCTAATCTTTTAAAATTTTCTATGTTGTCGTCCATGACCCAATGCCAATCATGTCCGTTATTTATACTATGGTCCCATACAAAATTTCTAGCGGCTCCTGGGCCAACTCTCGGGTCATCATCTTCCCAAAATACATCATAGTCATCTTGATATCCTTTAGGTAATATTAATATATTATCCTTATCTATGTATTCATTTTGTGCGTATAAATCATATTCAAATTCCTCTACAACAACATAAAAAGGCACACCCATTTTGTGTAATGCTTTGCTTGTAGGGTTGTTTTTATATCTGCCCTTGCTAACTATATAAACAGGGAATCTAGGGTTAATTGCTTTATCTCTATTAACATATCTATACTTGCTCGCCTTTTCGTTAAGAGGGTACCATGCCCTCTTTGTTTCAATGCTTTGCTCACCTATAAATACTGTTTCATTGTCATAAAGTTTTTCTTGAACAGTATCTTTAAATTTTAAAAAGTCATCTTTATTTCTAAACTTAAAGATTGCCGTAATCTCAGGTTCTTTTTCTTGTTCGCTATGAAAATGAGGCATACCTTGCCAATGCCTAACCCAATGGTCTTCTTGTTCTATGTCCTCAAATAATGGTTGTTGATATGTTTCTTCAGTCATTGTCTTTGCTCTACATTAATACATTCAACTTGCTCATGTTTTGCAAATGGCTTTGGTGCTATTGCATTAAGTAACAGCAACATTAATACTACAAAGACCAACTGCAATTTAACTTTCCAATTAAACAGTTTTTCTTTCTTCATTTCTTTTCCTTTCCTATACTTAAAGCTATTCTCCAAGATTCATTTGTTTGTTTATTACAGACAGGACATGAATCAGTTTGCAATCTCTTACACATAAAACATTCAAACTTGTCTGTTGGTTGTTGATAAATACCCACTACTTTTTCTTCCACATAAAACGAAAGCATAAAAAATTTCGTATTGCGTATTTAATTATCTTAATCATTTAATAGTTCTTTTAAGTTCTTCGGCTCTAGCTTTAGTTATATTGCCCATTTTAACCATTCTGTCCAGTAACTCATTTGGACTAACAATGGCGTCATTAACTTTAATAAAACTAGGATTTTCTTTAGCGAATTCCTGTTCCTTATATTCTTCAGCTTCAGCTTTTATTTGTGCTGTAACTTCCGACAATTTACCTTTGTATGTTTTGATTAATTTTCTTGTCATTATCTCACCCCTTTATTGGCTTTTCTTTTTAATTTTTTGGTATTAACTTTTGCCCAAGAGCCACTAAATCTTTTACCTAATTTCTTAATGACTCTTGAATTATTTTCTAACTTAAATCTCATGGTGTCCCCTCACTATTTTTAATTCAGATAAATTAGGTCTTGCTTTACCTCTTGGTGTTACTTTGAGATATAATTTTCTGTGCATAGAATTGTGGTATTTGTTAGCATCATTAATATTGGTAAAATTCTTTACAGTAATATTACCAAGCCCGTCATTTACTAAGACTTTTAATCGGTTATTTTTCATAATAATTTTCCTTTCCTGTATGTAAATTATTCTTGATTCGTGTAATTGTCAACTTCAGTTTGGTTATCTTGAATAAATAGCCCAAATTTGATTCCCACCATCAATAAACTTTCTTAAATATTCAAGCATATAATCGTTGGGATAAAGGTTATGATACTCAAAACCATATTCTTCCGTTACTTTATTAATAAATTTCACAACAGCTTCTTCTGATTTGCTTCTAAAAAAATCAATTTCATTAGAACTGTTGCCTTCCTCGGTTAATGTAGCTTCAAAATACTTTGAACTTTCATCTCTTTCACCTTTGGTTATTGTTAATATATATTCCATAATATTCTCCTTTATGTTGTCAGACTTAATTGTCTAGGACTAGGGTAAATTAATACCCTAGTTTCGGTTACTTAAACCTCATCAGCTAGACTGTAGATTCTATAATCTCCCTCTCCGTATGGATTGTATTCAAACCTATCTAAAAGTTCATTCCATTCAGAAGCATAGGGACCTGTTTG